GCAGAACCGGGTTGGTCGTGTTGCCGATAGTGATGGTCTGGGACAGGTAGGGCGACCAGGTGATGCGAATCTCCACATCGTGGAACTGCAGGCCAATCAGCGGCAGGCACACAGACCAGTCCTTGCAGAAGAAAAACTTGAGGGGAAGCACAGAGTTCTTCTGGTTATTGAAGGTCGCCGAGTTGTTATTCAAGTAGCGCTGTGAATAGTTCTGGGCACCGGTGATGGGCTCGATGTCGGTCATGTACTCAATGTCCTGGGTGTCCACGATCTGCCCACCAATCAAAAGCTCCACCTTGTCGATGATCCTGGTCCAATCGGGGTTGACCATCTGTGCACCGTTACCGTCCCGGACCGTCAGGTATACATAGCTCAGCAGGTCACCCTTCTTCTCGAAGCGGATCGTGGAGATGCCGCCCGCAATGGGCTGGCCCTGAATCACCTGACGCTCGACGGAGTTGGCATAGTGGGTATACCGCTTGTAGTTGGACCGGTAAAAAGACACCTCGGGCTTGCCGGTCAGCCAAGCGTCCTGAGCGCCGATGGCGACGAGTTGAACGACACCTCCAGACATTTACTTTCAGTCGATATTTTTTTAGGGTGAGACTCACGACACCGATATCGTGTTAAAAGGCGAAGTGCCCATGGCCGGATCCGCCTTCTTGGGGTCGGCAAGTGAGTATGCCAAAGGGTTCTTTTCGAGCTGCTGGATTGCAATGTCCAAGAATCCATTCGAAGCACGTGGGTTGGGGTTCGCCTTGAACTCGTTGAGTGGATCGTCAAACTCTGGGGGCAGGGTACCACGGCCCTGGTTTGTTCCGGTGATGGCCATGGGGCCTGGCTGTTCTGGCCGAGCCTCGATGCGGAGTTGGGTCGCCGCACCAACCTGGTTCACTGGATCGCTACGGACGTTCATACGAGCACCGTTTGCGGCACGATCGGGCTTTGCCCGATATCCAGATGAGCGAGTCAGAGGAAGACCCGTATACGAGCCGTCACCCGCGGCGTAAGGCTGTTGGATGTTATATTGAGGTGGTCCATCAGAAAGTGTATCCGTGCGAAGACCCGTCTCTCCGCGAATCGTGGGCTTTTTCGTCTTGAGAAAGTTGGGCCGACCTTCGGCGCCGACCAGTGCACTCTGAGGGCCACCGCCCCCGTAGGCTCCTGGGTCACGGAACGCCGTCTTTGTGGCGGCCGCCTGGTGCGTGATATCACCGATATATGCAGCACCTCCATTCTTAACGACGGGGTTCGGGGGTCCGTCCCGTCCTTCGAGTGTCGTGAGACGCTCCTCGTTGATATTTGTGGGCAAAGCACGGAAGTAGTCCTGGAAGCCACCGGCCGCGAGCACGTCAGGACCAACACCGAGACCGGGACCGATATTCATGGGCGTTTCCAGGGGCGACAAGTTGTTCTGTTTATTCGTCACATACTCACGATTATACAAATCATAGACGGGTTGTCCGTATGGAAAACGAGAGTTTGTCGGCGTCACATCCTGGATGTTTGGGATGGCATCCTTCGGCTGAAGACGCCAATCGTGAATTCGGCGTCCAAAGTCTGGATTTGTGTTCCGGAGATCGAATGCATCTGCGCGATGACCGACTGAATCAGCCATCATATCGATGTTGCGACGAGTCAAAGGGGGTTTCGTGGTTGTTGGCTTGGGGCTCTGAACCGGAGGGGTCGCCCCCTCGGCCAGAGTCTTTCCAGCAAACACAAGACCAACGACGGCGGCTAGAGCCAAAGGGTCCATCGTATTGATATTAATGTATCTTTTTTTCTACAAAGACCGAGTCCAACGGGACTCGTGATCCCGGGGAACACAAGGCAGGGAAACCTTCGGTTTCCCGTCAGACCTGAGGTCCTCCTTCGGCCTTGGGGGCTTTTACCGGTCCCACGTCTTGACGCCCTTGGTGTAATATCGCTGTGCGAATCGTTGATTCTGATACTCGCCGAACGTGTTGATTGGGTTCCAATCAATCACGCGTAGAGGGAGAGTCACATAGGTGTTGGGGAAGTCATAGGTCTGTTCGGACCAGCCCTTCTTCCACGCCGTTGTGGGCTCTTCGCGAAGATTGCTTTCAACATTTGTCTTGTCCTCGAGCACAACCTGTGCTGGACCATACCACACGCCCTTCTCATTCACCAGAGGCAAATAGCTAAACTGTGGCATTATTAATGTAGACTCATATTTATTTTTAGTTGCCAGCCTCCATCTGGACACGCTCTGGGAAGGCGGAATAGAACCGATCTGGGTCGCAGGCCGCCCCGCCCTGGTCATGGCACTTGGCGGCGAAAGGTTTGCCGTATGCCGCCTGAGCAAAGCCCGTTTGGTCGTTTGGAATAGTTGTAGCGGGCATGGAGTAGAAATTGCGCTCGGCATCACGCTGACGCTCAAAAGGATGGATTTGGCTCCACGCCTCTTGGACCTTGGCGCGCACGCTGGGATACCACGCTGCTGCAGGGCGGTCTGGGTTGTCTACATAATCACTCAAAAGCACGTTCCCCATGACATTTTCCGTCGTTGGAAGCGTTGCATTCGGGCGAAAAATTGTCGAATATCGTGCGTCACCTATCGTTGGGCGGAGGGGTCCGTCCTTGATTACGTTTGTCGTCCACATGTAATAAAGAATAGCGAGAGCAATTGCGCCGAGAGCAAAGACGCGCGAGTCTCGGTTTACGAGATACACGACACACGATGCGTAGAGGATAAAACGGGTCGTTGCAGAGACGCGTTGTTGGGCCGTCTGTGTTGCCGTTGGCCAAAATATCAAGAGGTCACTCGACTTGAACACGTCCTTTGGGTCCATTCTTATATTTACAAAGAGAATTTTACTTGCGCGACTTTTTCTTCTTCTGTGGCGTCTGGGAGGTCACGCCGAGGAGGGAAGCGAACGGGTTCCCGGCGCCTCCACTCATCATCTGACTGAGCATACTGTTGACGCCGGCCATGAGGCTCGCCTCATCGGGCTGGCCGTTCGGTCCGAGCTTTATGTTCTTGGCACAATTCTCGGCGGCTGCTTCAATCGCACTGAGCGTCTCGGGTGGGAACATGCTCAGAGTCGTTGCAATCATGTACAGGGACGAAAGGTATTGCCAAATAGCGTTCTTTGTATTCTCGGAACAATCCTCACGCTTCCAAATGGTGTGAAGGTTCAGATTCTTTGCAAACTCATTTTCGTCGCAAAAGAAAGAATCGTCATGGGAAGACATTTGACCGGCCCACGGGGAAATCTGCTTTATAAACGTCTTGCAATCTGGACCCGTCTTATCGGGCTCATCGGGGAACACATTTTTGAGCTCTCCGAGGAACTGAGACATCATCTCATCAAATGCTTTTACAGTGGTCATCCTTTCCAAGTTAAGGACGCAGTCCTTAAGTTGTTTTCCTCGGCCCAAAGTTAAAAAGGCTCCTTCAAAATAGGCCCCGAATCTCCCTGTCCTTGACTTACTATGAAATATACGAGCACGGCAACAAGAAATGCCGGCTTGAAATATTCTGAATTTTTCAATTTCTCTTCATTATTCATCTTTGACCTGACGAGTACATATCCTGCGACGACTGCGGCTGCAATGACGGCGGCGCTCATGGGCTCACGAAAGTACTGATCCATGTTATATTACTAAGTGTGGTTTAATTTCTCGATACGAGATGGCGCGTCTGCAAACAGAGACTCTCCTTCGTCTGCACCTGGAGTCGCCCCTGGAACACTCGGGGGCGTGAGCGAGTTATTGACGGTCACAGCCGTGTCAACACCGCCGGGGGTCTTTCCAAACTCCATGTTCCCCGTGTTTTGGGGGAGGGAGCCGATGTTTTCATCGGCTCCCTCGGGTGGCACGTCGTCCGCCAAGTCCGGAACGTCCTCTTCACCATCGGGGTCCTCGTCATCGTGGTCCATGTCCAGGTCATCACCGGCGGCTGGAAGGGGCAGGTACGTATTGAGAATCTCTGCCGTTGGGATCAGGTCTTCAATGACCTCTCCAATTTTCTTACAAAATCGGGTATACAAAACCTCCTTGCGTTCCTCCTCTGACTTGTTGTCCACGATGATACTTGGGCTCTCATACAGGTCCTTGGCACATGCTTCGTAACACCGCTGAACAAAGACGTCATTGGCGGGAAGCTTGATACTGATCTTCTTGGACTTGCGGTCGGTCCGGATGGCACTCAGAATCTTGACATGAATCACAAACACAGCCGCCAACAGGTTTGGAAACAGGGGCTGGTTCTTGATGATTGCTTCCGTATTTTTGAGAGAAATTGAAGAGTTCCAGGTCTTGACGCCCCGAAGAAGCTCCTGGAACACCCGGGTCGTGTTTTTGCCCTGGGACTCCTTTTTGGCCTCGAGCCAAATTTCCCAGAATGCTTCAATCATCACGGGAATCATGGCGTCACAGAGTTTCTTTGTGAACCGACGTTCGGACTCGTTCAGAAGGTCCATTTAGTACATACAAAGGACTTATTTTAGGTTAATTGACGTACACGCCATCCATCTGCGCCTTCCAGTAGTCCCTCTCATTTTCAAGATGGAATAT